TTAAATGGAAGACTCTTAGCATATTTCCAGAAAGGAGTATCATACTTTGAACCAAATTGATAGTGCCACAGGATAAATTTTTCCAATCTAAACATTTCCTCTCTAACATAAGTATTAACACTTTGTCTAGGTATCGCATCAATAGTCGTACAATAAATCGCCTGACATACATTCTGATAGAACCCTGTAGCAGTTGCTTCTAAAGGTTCTAGGAATCCACATCTATTCCCATTTAAGAAAGTTCTCTCACCTACACAAACATTCTTAGCAATATAATTCTCAAAGGTTAAATCACCATCAGGTTCTACATCAAACAATTCCATCATATTATAAGTTGCTTCTTCCTTAGATGTTATTTTATTATTATAAAGATAACCATAGGATGTACTATCTTGATTAGGAACAACAAAAGTCCATCCATCAGGAGTCGCAACAGTTCTCGTATAAATTAAATCATTATCTCTTCCCTCTTTCCGACAGAGAAGACAAGCATTTAAAGGATTGATAAGTGGTTCATAGTTATCTTTATCTCGATTATGCCTTCCTCTACAATCAATTATTATATCAGCATCTATTTCTTTTTCAGGATCATTTATAGTTTGTTGCTTAACTTTAAATAAACCAGATTCTAATACAGCATTTGATAACTTTTGAGGAACATAATGTATTGACATGTTAGTCATTGGAAAAGGATGAAAGAATTCATCCTTAGACTTACCCCATCCTTCATATAAGATACCACTCTTAAATGTAGCACCTATAGGATTCTCTGGTGCATACCAATTTAAATCCAACACACTAGCAATAAGTGCAGCAGGTGGAACTACTGTTCCCTGTCCTACTCTCTCTATTGGATGTTCCCCTGGACTATGATAGATTTCAATCTCATACTTATCATGGGAATAATAATAAAAATGTAATGCACTAATACATCCTGCATTACCAGCACCAATAATTGCAATCTTTTTCAAAGTTTTTTAGTTGTGTTGGAGCGTGTTCTATTAATTATACTAATAAATTTATCACCCGCAAAGGTTCCTCCCAAACACACATCGATCTCGTCACCATCTTTCCAATTAGTTTCACCATTCATTTTAGTGTGTGTCATTGCTAATTGAATTTCATCAATTATCTTTTGTGTTATTCTCATTTTTTAAATGCACCTAACTTCATTAAGATGTAGATTGTAAGAGTTGTCCAAAAAACAACTTCTAGTCCAACATAATTCATTTGATTCGTCCTAAAACATGTCCTTTATCCAAATTGTCATCAAGTTCTCCACTTCTAAGAAATGGAATATCATGATAATCATATCCATCTTCAAAACTATGATATAGATGAGAAAAACTAAGTTCTTGACTAATATATGCTGTATCAGGATCTTTTTCAATAATATAAACAGGCATAGTCAATTGAGACTCATTAAGATTAGATAAATCTTTTTTCAAATCTGCATAGGTATAAGTCATTTGATATACTCCACTTGATATGGTGGCATCTTTTCAATCACAACTTTAACAGGTTGTTCAAGTATGTTAGCAAGTTTATTATATGCTATTGCTGTGTATACTTGAGGTACAATGAATGCTACCATTGCAACCACCCAAAACATATAATAATAGTTTTCTTTGTTTTGTGTTCTCATTAATAAAACCTCTCATAGGGACTACCACCAACTTGTACTTCAATAGTATCGAAGATTCTATTCAATGAGCGAGCAAACATTCTATATCCAGAACCAACATATAGTTGACCAAATAGTACAGATGCTGTTGCTACACCCCAAAAGATGTAATAAAATTTAGATTTCACTTGTGCTCTTTGTTTTTCTTTAGTAATCATTGGTCTTCATGTTTATGTTCAAGTTTACCAGACATTGCATATGCTTTACTATCTCCACCGTGACCATGTGCAATGCCTAGTTCATGCATTTTAGCATGTTCGTCAATAGGGTCTCGTAAATCTTTTTTACCTGGTCCTATTGTGAGATATAATCCATACCCCATAATAAAGAATAATAATCCTACTATAATGAATACTAAAATCATAAGAAATTAAAATTAATGTTAAATCTTCCAAATGCATTGGATGTAGTGGTAGATCTATGTGGTATTGAAGGATTAAAGAACATCATTCGATTTGCCACACTATCTATTTTAGTACCATCTTCAAATTCAGTATATCCATCACAAGTGTTTATAGAAAACAATGCTCCATTATTCTTATATGGATAATCTACATGAAAACGATGCCCTCTAATAGTTTCAGTCCATGGATAAAAATTTGCTTTAATACGTATCAAAGCACTAATGATTTTCATATCATAAAATTTCCTTACAATAAGATTGTAGAATATCCCACATTGACTACTCGTAGGTTGATTATCATCATATAACTCATGAGTTCCATACCAATTCCAATAATCATTACGTAGTGATTGATCCTCTAGTTCAGATGGACTAGAAACATATTTGTGTGGGAAAAAACGAAATGAAAAATCCTTAGTCTCATTACAGACCAAACTTCTAATAGTTTCAAACTCTTCAGGTGGAAGAAAATCATCCATTACATATGGACTTGAAAAATCCACATCCTTAGGTCGCATGTTCCTCCATAAACTGTTTTTGAAACTCTTCTACCTGATTTTGTATCTCATCAGGAATTGGAGCAACTTCATTTACAGGAACAATCATAGCAGATCCAGCATCTTCACGAGTAATTTTCCAACAAACACGTTGTGTATCTGTTAGATTCAAAATAAATTCAAAGTGTTCTTCTGCTTGACGTTGTGTAATTCCAATAGGTCCAATCATGTTACAGCATAGCAATAAGTGATCATATCGGGATCAAGGATATCTTCAATATCCTTTACAGTTTCAGAGAAACCTTCAGAACCTTCGTTATCCCATTTCCAATTTACAGTCTTATCATACCCTTCATCATCAACGACCTTGATCGTTCTTTTTGAAAAGTTGACAAAAACGTGTGCTAGTTTAGATTCCACCATGTGACTCCATACTATAGTATCTAGTATAGCAGTCAAGAGATACCCTGTCAAGGGTCAGTTGATAAAGACTGTCTTACCAAGGATTAGTACTGCTGCTCCTGCTTCAAGAAGCATACCAGCACCAGCGAGAATAGTTACAGCAGTAGATGCTTGCATATAAACGAATCCAGCAACAGCATTAACATTATATGCACCAGTAATAACATTACAGTTATATCCTGTTGTACCACATGTTAATGAATATGGTCCAAGTGGGTTTGCAATAATATATCTAGGAACAGCATCAGCAGACATACCAGGTGTCATAATGGTTTCAACAGAACCACCAACCATTCTACGAATACCTGTAATTGCCTTAGGTAAAGGTGAAGGTGGTGTATTAATCATTTCAACTAATGAAGGTGTAACAAGATCAATAGAGTTATCTCCACTAATAATAACTTCTCCTGCAGAAATAGCTGCTTGTCCACCACTAGATTCAAAAACACTACTGGTAAATTTACTAGAAACAGATCCTACATTAAATTCTGCACCTTGAACTTCGAACTTAGCACCAACAGTATTAATATCAACATCAGATCCAAATTTGAGTGTATGTTTTTGAACTTTTTCGTTCTTCTTATTACCTTTTTTATCTACAACTTTAGGAGCACCTTCAGCATCAAAGAAGAAACCACCACCAACTTCAATATGACAATCACCAGTAATCTTTAAGAAATAATCACCATCGACATTTACAACATGATCACCATCAATTTGTTTACACTGGTCACCATGAGTTTCTTCTGTATAGTTACCAGCATATGATGTATGGTCAGCAACTAAAGAACCAGTATCACCCTTACCACTGTTTGCTGACTTTACAGAAGCATTTACTTGTTTTTCAAGTTCTTCATCATCTATATCTGGATTTGCTTCACGAATTGCTTTAGCAGCAACATACTTTGCATGTTCATTCTGATTACAACATATAGATGTTGATGTTGTTCCACTTGCTTTTTTATTTACACTTGCCTGACGACCAGGTGTTCCAACAAACATTTCATAGGAACCATCTAAGAAAGTTTTAGCAGCAGTTAAATATGGATCTGCTTCATTGAAAATGTTATCAAAAAGACCCCCAGATCCTGCATCACCACCACAACTTCCTCTACTCTGTCCTCTAATTGCATTAATTTCTGCAAGTTCTTCAGGAGTACAATGAGTAACACCAAATAAAGGATACCAACCTACAGTATCTTTACCACCATCAGGTTTACGATCACAATTACTACCAGCAAACTTAATGAACAATTGAATCAATCCAGTAATACTAGTGATACCTTTCTTAAGAAGGTCTGTTCCCGCTTCAAAAATTTCACTACCTGCTTTCCATGCCTCAATAATTTCTTTTGCTTTACCAATACCATCTACAATTGATGATACAGTATCAACAATACCTAGAACTTGATCAAGAAGTTTTTGAACTTGACAAATAACACCATCGATTGCTGCTTGAACACCTTGCATAACCATGGTTGCTTTATCAATAATTCCATCAAGAAAACCTTCAAGAACACCCATAATACTTCCTATGGGATCTGAGATAAAACTAAGTAACTTACTATCAATGTTACAAAGAGATGAAAGAATTGCTTTAACTGCTGCTTGAATCGCTGTAAACACAACAAATGGCACACCAGTTGCACCACCAAGAAGATTAACCAACTCTAATTGTTCGGCAAGATTAGCAAGTGCTTGACGCATTGCAGCAACTACTTGAGCGAATACACTACTCAAGAAATTTTGAAGTTTTACAGTAAGTTGTTTTGCACTAACTAACTTACCAGTAACAACATCTAAGAAATCACCATCCTCTGCACGAATCAAAGAACCAGCATGATCTGCAAGATCTTCTACAAGGTATGATAACTTATACTCTAACGTTTTCCAAGGACCACCAACACCATTAGCAGCAGGATTAGGTTTATTTGAATTTCTTGGTTTGACGGGATTACCACCACTACCATTCATTACAGTCCCTACATTATTAGGAGAACCCTTACCAGAAATTTGACCAGAACCTGCTTGACCTTTTTGATTAGGAAGATCTACAGTATTATCTGTTTTTACTCTCACACCATCTCGTGCATAAACACTTGAGTTGGGATTCATGGGGTGTTTTGTCACCGCATTGACACCAACGCCAGGTTCCATCTGCTCACCAGTAAAAGCAAATTGCCTTATCTCCTGTGATTCTGGAGATTTTTTAACTCTCATAACACCAATAACTATTGGCATTTGAGCAGACTCTCCATCCATAAAGAATCCCATAACAATAGCACCAGGTTGCAGTTGACCAGAACTTTCACCCTGACCATCATTTCCTGGTTGGCATGTGTGTTGTAAAACTGTTGCCCATGGAAGATTATCTGTAGGAAGGTCTGCTGTAGTGCCACCTCTTACATTAGTGTAATATCCGAGCACACGAACTTTCACCCTACCTAACTCCATAGGGTCTTCATTATCTTCAACCTCACCAACCCACCAGTAAAACCCGTCTTTTCCAACAAAGTTTACCGAACCTTCATTAATAATTCCTTCAACTGAAGACATTGTATACTTTTATCCTTACGATTTATTTATTACGTTCGTGTCAAAGAGAATTTCATTGATGTAATCTTCTGCCCATTGGGGATCGAACCATTGACTCAAAACTGCTTTAGTTTTTTTATTCTTTCTTTGTTGTTTACAGTAATAACATTGATCATCAATTCTCTTCATGGTATTGATCCATTCCATATCAAACTCAGAGTTTTCTACTATACCTTTATAGAGTTGAATAGATTCTTTAATTAGATTCATATACATCTCTCTTTCTTCCTCTGTTTTGATACGCATAAACTTACATCCTTGTGAGAAAACATCATCAGTCCATAAAGGTAAGACTCTATTCTCTTTAAACTTATACTTGTATGATATGTCTCTGTATACATCAACATATTTTTGAGTTCCAAACACAGGTGATATATCAACAATTGCTGCAGTAACTGCATGAGGAGTTTCTACAATATCAGCACCAAAAATAGGTATAGGATAATCAGGAATAGGATATAATACACAATGCATTACAGAAATATTTTCCGTGTATCCAGTTTCCAAATGCATCTTTCTAAGTTTCTTACTCTGATGCATTTCATTGATAATGAATACATTATCATTTTCCACAATAGGATATTTGTTTTCCATATGTGTAACATCAGGAAAACTTTTTAATTCCTCTCTTATATAATTGGCAACTGTCATTGACAGTCGAACCCATGGTTTTATATACTTTCCTGAATCCATAATTAAACTCTCACAAACTTATATATTTCATCTGCACCCCAAACAATCCTACCTTTAGAATCTAAGAATTTATCCCTCATAAAAAGTTTAGTTCCATACACAGCAAGTTCAGCATGAATATTATCAGTATCAAACTGACCCATCCATACTGTACCATCAAATTTTAATACCATATCACAATCCTTATTGCGAATTAAACCACTATAGGTTCCACCCCAATGTTCTAAAATAACTTCTTTATCCGATACTTCTACCAATTTCTTGTAAGTTTTTAAATATGGATCATGGGATGATCTCCTACCCCAATGAATCGAATTTATAAACTCATCATTTTGCTCCCACTTAACAGTTACAGATTTATATA